TAATAATGCTACTACAGATGGTTCAGGTACTCCAACAGTACAATTAAAAGCAATATCTGGTTCAGGTGCAACAGTTACTTGGGCAGCAGGAGAAAAAGGATACAAAATAGTTTACTCAGACGGTGTTTCAACAAACACAGGTATTTACGATACAGGGTTCTCAACTACAACAGGTGATGTAACTCTTACTGGAACACAAACTTTAACAAACAAAACTTTAACATCACCTAAAATTACAACTTCAATTTTAGATAGTAATGGAAATGAATTATTTTTATTAACAGCTACAGGTTCAGCAGTTAATGAATTTACTTTAGCAAATGCTGCAACAGGAAATGACCCAACATTATCTGCAACAGGTGGTGATTCTAATATAGATATAGCCATTAAACCAAAAGGAACAGGTGAAACTGTATTTGGTACAGGAGCAGCTGCAGCTACCCTTACAACAAGCGGTGCTTATGATTTAGTATTAGATACAAACAGCGGAAGTAACTCAGGAACAGTTACTATTACAGATGGCGCTAACGCTGACATGAGCGCATCACCTAATGGTTACGGAAGATTTATTATCAATGGTCAAGGCGCAGTTCAAAGTCTTGCAGAAAAAATTACAGTAGAAGCTACGGCAGCTACTGGTACAAAAACATTCGATGTATTAACTCAAGCTCTTTTATACTACACTTCAAATGCTTCGGGAGACTGGACTCTAAATGTTAGAGGAGACGGTTCTACAAGTTTAAACACAATTATGGATACAGGTGAATCAGTAACAATTGCTCACATGGTAACTATTGGTAGTTCTGAATACAGAAACTCGACTTTTCAAGTTGATGGTAGTTCTATTACTCCAGAATGGCAAGGTGGAGAAGCACCTACAGAAGGAAATACTAACTCAATAGATGTGTATACATACACTATCATTAAAACCGGAAATGCTTCTTTTACAGTACTAGGAGCACAAACACAATTCGCATAGGGGATATATGGTAATTAGATCAACAAGAGGCGGCGGTTCTTTTCCAAGCCTGATTGGTGGCGGTGGCCCTCCTTTCATGGAAGCTTCTGGAGGTAGTGTTTCTACTTCCGGAGATTTTAAAATACACACATTCAACTCTGGTGGTTCATTTGTTGTTGCTGCTTTAGGAGTAGATGGAACATACGGAAAAGCTGTTAATGCTGCTTTAGTAGGCGGTGGTGGTGGCGGCGGTGGTGAACACGGTGGCGGTGGCGGCGGTGGAGGCCAAATAGATATGGGTAATGCTATGCTTACTGTAGCAGCACAAACTTACAATATTGGAATAGGTTCTGGTGGATCTGCTGGCGGCGGTGGCGGCCCAGCTGGAGGAAATGGAGGCGACACAACTATGGGTTCTTTGTTAACTGCTAAAGGCGGTGGCGGAGGAGCTGGATGGAGTGAAGGTTCTGGAAATGGTGGATCCGGTGGAGGATCTGGTGGCGGAAATCCTTATAATGGAGGAAACGCAACACAACCATCACAACCAGGAAATTCAGGAACTTACGGACACGGAAACTCAGGTGGATCAGGACAATATTCACACCATGGTTCAGGTGGTGGCGGAGCCGGTAACGGCGGACAACCAGGACCTTCAAGACCAGGTGGAGAAGGCGGAAGCGGTGGAAACGGAAGATCAGATCAAATTACAGGGACAACAAGATCAGGCGGCGGTGGCGGCGGATCTTGGGGTGGAACATCTTCAGGCGGAAACGGTGGCGGTGGAAATGGACCAGCTAACCCACACACAGGACAACCAGGAACTAATAACCTTGGTGGTGGCGGAGGTGGCGGTGGCCAAGGTAAAGGTCCCGGATCTACTGGTGGAACTGGATTTGCTGTAGTAAAGGTTAAATTTCAATAATGGCTGACAAGATATTTGCGATAATGGATGGTTCTAATATCGTTACAAACGTAATGGTAGTAGACGCTGTTGATGAAGCAGATGGAATTTCAAAAGTTAGAACTATAATAGAAAATCCAACTGCGGTAGTTGCTGAAACATTTACAACTGCAACGGATGCCTCTACAAGATATAATTATGCAAGAATAGGTGGAACATGGGATCCAAGCAATGTTGCTTACTACGACCCAAGACCATATACTTCTTGGACTTTAAACAGCGATTATCAATGGATTGCACCCATAGCAACACCCAATACAAATTATGTTGGAGATGTCTATTTAGTTTCTGAATGGGATGAAGCAGGTCAAAAATGGAATGGTTTAAATGCAACCAATAATGTAATTGAATATGTATGGAACCCTACTACATTAGCTTGGGATACAGTTTAATATTGATATAAAAATAAAACAAGGTACAAGGTATTTAGAATGCCTTTTATAGAAAGAATATTGTGGAGAAAGTAATATTACAAGAACTATCGTTTAATTATGGTTATTTAAAAAAAATAAATAATAAAAAATTAATTAACTATATACTTAAAGAAGGAAAACCAGCTTCACTTGAAGAAACAGACTCAGTTCACGAAGATATTGTTTTTCCTATGCATGATGAATTACAAAAAATATTTGTAGGTATTACAAAACAACTTAATCAAAGTTTTGTAGTGACAAGATTTTGGTCACAAATACATCTACCTAACCACAGCACGAATGTGCATGATCATTTAGTTAGGGAAAACATGACTTTAAGTCCTGACTACTCTGGAGTTTATTATTTACAGTGCGATGAGAAATCAGGGTATTTCTGTTTTCAATACAAAAAAGACGGAGTTAATTATTCTAGATGGAAAATTAAACCAGAGGTAGGAAAATTTATTTTGTTCCCTTCTCACTTAGAACATTTTGTAAGCAGGAACTATAGCCAAAAAAAACGGATAGCATTGTCTTTTAATTTTAACATTGAAAAAATAAATTAATGGAAAACTTTATAGGTAAATATAAAATAGAAGAAGACATTTGCGATAAGGTGGTTACGTTTTTTAATAAAAATAAAACTAGACATAAAAATGGTATTGTAGGAACAGGGGATGTAGTAAAAGATAAAAAGGACTCTACTGATATAGCAGTAAATGGTGCAGACGGACTTACACCTTTGTTAAAAGAATATTTTGAAGAACTGTCTTTTTGTTTAAATAAATATAAAAAGAAATACATATATTCAGATGTTGGTCAAACTAAATATAATTTAAGTGGTTGTAATATTCAAAAATATAATCCCGGTGGTGGTTTTAAACAATGGCATTATGAAAACAATGGTGAACTAAATGAAAGACATTTAGTTTTTATGACATACTTAAATACTTGTAAAGCAGCGGGAACTATGTTTTATTATCAAAACAAGACTTTTAAATGTAAGAAAGGAGATACATTAATTTGGCCAGCCGCTTGGACACACACCCACAAAGGTCAGATAACTACTACTAAAACTAAATACATAATAACAGGATGGTATTGCTATGGATAAAAAAACTCATGAACAGATAACTATGTTTCAAACAGATTTGTACGCTACGGATCTAAAAGGTATCGATAACAAAAAGATAATTAAATATTTAAATAAAATACCAAAAGATGAACATGATGTAGTTGCTTCAAATTATGGGGGTTGGCACAGTCCTTATTACTTTGACCCATTTCCTAGTTGTGTTGATGATTTAAACAAAAAAATAAATAACTTTGTTAAACAGACTTTAAGAAAAGATTTTGATATTGTTGGTGAAACAATAATACATAACAGTTGGTTTATTATAAATAAAAAAGGTGACTTTAACAAACCACACAAACATCCACCTTATGTTTTTTCAGGAGTGTACTATGTTAAGTGTGATGATAATTCTGGTAATTTAGTTTTTAATACACAAGCAGAAATGAATAATTATGCTACACACTATAAGGAATATAATAAACATAATTCAAAAGATTTTTTTATTACACCTAAAACTGGACAGCTTTTAATTTGGCCGGCTTGGGTTGATCACTACGTAACACCAAGTAAATCTAATTCAGAAAGAATAGTATACAGTTTTAACATATGATAAATAATTTTGAGTATTGGCTTTTTGAATCTGTAATAGATTCATCAACATGTGAAAGAATAATTAAACTTTTTAAAAAACCTAAATTAGGTAAAATAGGTAAAGACGGTAGATTAGACAAAAAGAAAAGACAGTCAGATATTTGTTTTAATAACACACCCTGGTTGTATGAATTAATAGCCCCTTTTGTAAACGCAGCTAATGAACAAGCTAGCTGGAATGCTGACATAAATTGGAACGAACATATTCAACTTACTAAATATACAAAAGATCAACACTATGATTGGCATATAGATGCTCTAGAAGAGCCATATGGTACAGACACTTTTAAAGAATACACAGGTAAGATTAGAAAGTTATCTTTAGTTATGAACTTAACGGACCACAAGAAGTATGAAGGTGGTGATTTTTACTTTGCCTTTCATGGGCCCGACAAAGACAGAAGACCAACTAAAGTTCCAGAATCTAAAAAACAAGGAAGCATTTTAGTTTTTCCTAGTTTTGTATGGCATAAAGTATCACCTGTCACAAAAGGCACAAGATACTCTTTGGTTAATTGGTCGTTAGGACCTCCTTGGAAATGATAAAAATACATAAAAATTTTTTGTCAAAAGAAGAACTTGATAATATAAAAGAATATTTTGAGTTTTGTTTTTTTAAAAAAACAGATACAAGACCTAGGCCGTGTCCTATGATTGAAGGTGCTCGTGTTATATATGGTGACCCTGTTGCTGATTATTTTTTATGTTCAAAAAAACACATAGTAGAAAAAGCATTTAATAAAAAACTTCTTCCAACTTATAGCTACACACGTATGTACTATAATGGTCAAGCTCTTTTTAAACATACAGATAGACCAGCATGTGAAATATCTTTAACGTTAAATATATGGCAAGATTTAGAGTGGCCTATTTTTATGGACGGCAAACCTTATAGTGCAAAGTCGGGAGACTGTATATTTTATGAAGGACCTAAGTACGAACATTGGAGAGAACCCTACAAAGGAGAAACATGTTGTCAAGTATTTATGCACTACGTTGATGCTCATGGTCCAAATACTAGTGTTGCGTACGATGATACAAATCATTTAAAATATCCAAAGGAAATATATAAACAATGGTTCAAGTAAAAGAAGGCTATATCTCTAAAGCAGATTTAAAAATTATTAAACAACAAGTTGTTAATAATAATAATTTTCCTTGGTACTATTATCCAGAACCTGTGTACGGCTTTCAAAAAAATTATCCGTGTCTAAGTCATATTTTATTGCCTCGTTACGACTATGAGAATAATACAGGTTTTAAAGTAAACTCAGATCTGTATCCTTTTTTTACAGGTATAATAGAAAAAATTTGTAAGAAGCATAAAATAAAAATTAAAAGAATATTGAGAGGCGCTCTTAATTTAACAACTTATTTTAAGAAAGAATATTCTAATCCACATTTTGACCACACGTTTCCTCATATCGATATAATAATATATTGTAATAAATTTAGTAAAGGCTCTACTTTTTTGTTTCAAGAAACATCTAAAACAAATCCTGCTGTAAGTAACAAAGATAGATATGAACCCTATGTGGCAAAGACAATAATTAAAGAAATGAAAGCTGACGAGGGTAAGTACAACATATTTCCTGGTGAAAACTATCATGCTGCTGGTTCTCCTGGAGAAGACGACGAGGTAAGAATAATTTGTATATACACAATAGAGGAGGAGAAATGATACAAACTTTATTTTCAATAGACGCTTTTACTACGAAAGTAAAAGACTGGAAAAAGAAAAAGACCAAGATTAAAAAATATGTAAAAGATTTTAAATACTACAGAAGACCAAATACTTCTTTTTCTACAACAAGATTTGGTACATCTTCTTTAGGATTAACAGATAAGTTGTATGAAATTTTTGCAGACGAACTTCATTTATTTGGAACAGAATGTAATTTTAAAAAATTATACATAACTGACTCATGGGTAATAAATTACAAAAAAGGTGATTACCAAGTTGCACACCATCATGGTAGTTCAATGTATACAGGTATTTTATATGTTGATTTAGATAAAAAACAAGAAACAACATCTTACATAGCACCTTGGTCTGATGAAATGAGTAAACAAACTAAATTTACACAAATAGAATGTGAAGAGGGTACACTAGTAATTTTTCCAGGACACCTTTTACATTATGTTAATCCAAACTTGCTGGACAAAGACAGAGTAGTTATCTCTTTTGATTTAAATTGTGATGAACAAGATTAGTATAATAGATAATTTTCTTACTGAGAAAGAATGCAGGCAATTAATTAAGTTGCATAAAAAACATGAGAAAAATATCTGGCAACATGAAGATACATTTTGTGTTAGTTTAGATAATCTTAAAGAGCCTTTTGTGTTAACATTAAGAAAAAAAATGAATGTGTTATCAAAAGAAATAAATAATTCTAAAGTAAACTATTCTAATTTAGTTAAATGGCCTGAAGGTGCAAGACACAGAATGCATACGGACTATGCTGTAAGAGAAACAATACTAGCTTCTATTTTGTATCTTAATCACGACTATCAAGGTGGACAAACACATTTTGAAGATGAGACTTCTATACAACCAGTGACAGGAAGAATACTTTTATTTAATGGTAATGAACGTTATCATGGCGTTAAACAAATTACAGAAGGGACAAGGTATACTGTAGCGTCTTGGTATACAAAAATATGAGTGCTCTTAGGTATTGGATTTGGCCGCCGCAGTTTGACAATAAAAAAATTAAAACATTAAATAAATTTATTGATCATAATTATTTAAAACTAGAACCAAAAGAAGGGGCTGCTTGTGAGTCTTTTGGTAAAAGATTAAAACAAGAAAAACACACAAAACTAATAGAGTGGCAAAAAATAGAACCTTACTTTAAAAAAGTATATGGGTATGCAGAAGAAATTATTACACATGAGTTTGGTTATATGGTTTTTAAAATAGCAGAAGACAGGCTTATAAACTTTGCAACATATACCTCAAAAGAAAAAGACTATTATAGTTGGCATGTTGACAGAAGTCCTGAAGGTAAAAACTTTGATGTCAAAGGCACATTGCTTATCAACATGTCTGATACTTCTTACAAAGGCGGAGACCTAAGACTATTTAATCAAGGACCAGAGATTATTAAAGATTTTAAAAAACCAGGATCCATGATATTATTCGATGGCTTTATGAGTCACGAAGTTACACCCGTTACTCAGGGAACAAGGAAAACAATAGCTATTTTTATAACAGGTCCAAAATGGAGATAAAAAATATAACAACAGACTTTATAATATCTACTGTTAAAGATCATAAAAAACATAAGAAAATACTTTTAGATTTAATTGATAAAATGCCTTTTAGTCAATCACAACAAAATAGTAAGTCTGATTGGTTACTGCCTTTAGAACAAGAAAGAAAATACCTAGATTATTTTTATAAAAAAGTAATAGATGAGACTATGGATAGAATGCAAGATTACTTTAAAGCAACCCAATGGCATATAGCTAACGCTTGGTTTCAACAATACCATGATGGAGCCCACCATATATTTCACAACCATGCAAAAACTAATTGGGCTAATGTATATTTTTTAGAAATGCCATCTACCACATACAGAACGCAGATAAAAGTAAGAGATAAACTCTTTAAGTACCAAGCTAAAGAAGGACAAGTAATAACTTTTCCAGCGCATTTACTGCATAGCGCTCCCAGTATAGACAAAAAAAGAAAGACCGTAATAGCTTTTAATTCTAATTTCAGTCACTAATAGCTAGATTTACAAGAATTATAATATATAGTATAGAGTGCTAATATATTAGGATAAGTATGCTACAAAAATTAGGATTTTTACCAGGGTTTAATAAACAAGTTACATCAACAGGCGCTGAGTCTCAGTGGACTGGTGGTGAAAATGTGCGTTTTAGGTATGGTACACCTGAAAAAATAGGTGGCTGGTCTCAATTAGGGGGTAGTAAATTAACGGGTGCAGCTAGAGGTTTGCATCACATGGTTAATAAAGAAGGTATTAAATACGCTTTAATTGGAACTAACAGAATTTTATATGTTTATACAGGAGGTGTATATTATGATATTCATCCTTTAGTTAATCCATCAGGAACAGCTGTTACTAATTTTTTTAGCACAACTAATGGACAACCAACAGTAACTTTAACGTTTTCTGCATCACATGGTTTTGAAGTAGGGGACATTATATTGTTTGGTGATGCAACTACATTTAGTACTATTACAGGTTCTAGTTTTAGTGCATCAGATTTTGCTGAAAAAAAATTTATGGTAGCAAGTGTACCAACAACCAGCACTCTTACAATCACAATGCCTAGTAATGAAGGTGGAGCGGGAGCTACAACTTCTGGAGGTATAACTTATTTTCAATACTATCATGTAGGACCAGCTGAACAAGTGGGAGTATTTGGTTATGGTATTTCTCAATGGGGTGGTTCAACAACTAACCCACAAACAACAACTTTAAATGGAGCGTTGAATGCTGACTCTGCTGGAACTGGTGGAACTGGAACTACAATTAATGTAGCTAGCACAACAGGGTTTCCGTCTAGTGGGACAAATTTTATTAAAGTAGATAATGAAGAAATTTCTTACACAGGTCTTACAGCTACTAGCTTTACAGGGATAACTAGAAATGTTAGAGGCACAACGAATGCCTCTCATAGTAATGGAGCAACTGTAACTAATTACAGTGGTTTTTCTGGATGGGGTCAAGCAGCAACATCTGGAGATAAAGTTGCAGAACCAGGTATGTGGTCTATAGATAATTTAGGTAGCACAGCTATTGCATTAATATTTAATGGTGAGTGTTTTGAATGGAATTCAGATTTAGCAAATGCAACAGCAACACGTGCTACTATTATATTAGGTGCACCAACAGCATCACGTGATATGTTAGTATCAACACCTGACCGTCACTTAGTATTTTTTGGAACAGAAACAACTATAGGTGATAAGACTACACAAGATGAAATGTTTATAAGATTCTCTTCTCAAGAAAATATTAATGACTACACACCAACAGCTGAAAATAGTGCTGGTACACAAAGACTGGCCGCTGGATCACGGATCATGGGTGCTAAACTTGGTAGAAATGCTATTTACGTTTGGTCGGATACATCCTTATTTACTATGAGATTTGTTGGAACTCCTTTTACATTTGCATTTGAACAAGTAGGTAATAACTGTGGATTGATTGGTAAGAATGCAGCTGTAGAAGTTGATGGTGCTGCGTACTGGATGTCTGATAATGGTTTCTTTAGATACACTGGTAAACTAGAATCGATGGACTGTTTAGTTGAAGACTATGTTTACGACAATCTTAACACAACATCTAATCAAATGGTCTATGCAGGTATTAACAACTTGTTTGGAGAAGTGACGTGGTTTTATCCAGAAGCTAACTCTAATGTTAACACTCAATCCGTTACATATAGTTATTTAGACTCTACTGCTAAACGACCTATATGGTTTGTAAACGCAAGTAGTTTGTTTATTAGAACTACTTGGCAAGACTCAGCTGTATTTGGTTTGCCTCATGCAACTCAATACGATGCAAGCACAGATACTTCTTTTGACGTAACAGGAAACACAGAAGGAATTTCATATTACTATGAACATGAAACAGGTGTTAACCAAGTAAGACTTGGAGTGACAACCGCTATACCGGCTAACATTACATCAGGAGATTATGATATTACGCAAAAAGTTATAAGAGGAGCAGCTACAAACATGGCTGACCTTAGAGGTGATGGTGAAAATATTATGAGAGTTAGTAGAATTATACCTGACTTTATATCTCAATCAGGAAATGCTGTTGTACAATTAGATTTAAGAGATTATCCAAGTGACACGGCAGTCAGCTCATCACTAGGTCCTTTTACTATATCATCTTCAACAACAAAAGTAGATACACGAGCTAGAGCAAGAGCTATAGCTCTTACAATATCTAACACAGCCGTTGATACTAGTTGGAAGCTAGGAACTTTTAGATTAGATATACATGCTGGAGGAAGAAGATAATGGCTAAGATAGTACAAACATTAACTAGAGCAAGCTCAGAGTATGAAGAAGACGTAGCACAATCTTTAGTTAGAGATTTAGATGCGGTTCTTGAAAAATTAAACACTACATTTCAAGAAGAATTAAAACAGGAGATAGAAGCTAGAAGTTTCTTTTTAGATTAATGGCAGTAGTAAACCAATATAAATTCGTAGGTATAGATAACAGTACAAGTGGTGTTGCTCTTACACCTTTAGGTGCTAGTATTCCTGCAGTTAATGAAACCATAGTTATTAAATCAATATTAGTTACATCTGCTGGTACACCTACAGTAACTGTTACAAACGACAGTATTACAGCTATTAAATCAGCACAGTTAACAGCTAACACAACAACAGAATTATTAACACAACCGCTAATAGTTGAGGGTGGAAAAACTTTTACAGTGCAAGCAAGCACGTCAGATTCGTTTGATGTAGCTATTAGTTATTTAAACATTAAGAAAGAGGTAACAACATAATGAAAGTATATAACGCTAAAGTAGAAGAAACTTACAGACACAAAGAAACCGGTGAGGTTTTTAAGGAAAGAAAAGACTGGGAAATTAAAGGGTACAAAGCAGAAGAAATGGCACAGGATGTAAAAGTTATTATGCCACCTCTTGATTTGTTCTCAAAAACAAAGTAAAAGGAGATACTATGGAAGAAAAAATTTCAATGAACGAATCTATACAAGCTGGAGCACCTGACATTAAATACAATAGGGGTGATATTAGAATGGGTGAAGGTCAAGATCAACAAGGCATGGAAATTGCGGCAGAAATATGGTCACAAATGGAGCCAGAACAAAAAGTTCAGTTTGCTAGCTTTGAAGCATTTTTTCAAAGTGGTATTTGGAAACAAATTTTACAACAGTTGCAACAAGATCAATCAGGAATCCAATCTCAAGCTCCAGAAATGAGTATGAGCGAGAATGTTAACATGCAAGAACAAATGCCTGGTGGCGGAATAGCTGATGTTAACATGAGAGAAAAAGTTGCAATGGCAGCCAACGGTGGTTTGATGGGTCTCTATAACAGAGGGATGTAGTCATGGCTGGTTTAACAGCACTAAATAATATTGTAAGACAACGAGCAGCCTTTGGTGGT